ATGCCTCATACCACTGCCACGGAGTCAGCATCCTGTATTGCCGGTCGAATGTCCGAATCTTCCTTTTAAGCATGGCATGGATCCTTTACACGCTTGCCTGTTGAATGTTTGCGATTTCACTCCGGCCTTCCCGATAAATGTCCACCAGTTGCTCCTTGCCGGAAGGAAGAAGCCGGCGAACTTCGACCAATCGGGCCTTGATCGTTGCCGCCACCTCGCACGCTTTCTTGATGTCTTTGTAGCGGCGTGCTGTTCGCACAGCAACGGTGTCGTATGTCGCATAGAGCCTATACATGGCTCTCTCCTTTCAGGACGAGACGAGCCCGTGCTTCGAGCACGAAAAGTTGGCGCTCACGTTGCTTTCTGGCCGCAGCGCGGCGCTTGGCCGCGAGGTCTTTCCGGGCCTGGTCAATGATCTTGTCAACTGTCTTGTACATTTACTTCTCCTCTTGAGTTGATGAAAACATTTCGATAAAAAGATTGGTTTGAAAGTCGCGTTCTGCCGCCCACGCCGCCCACGCCGCCTCTGCTACAGCCATTGCTACCCATGCTGTTGCAGCCGCGGCCACCCGTGCTGTTGCCCCTATGGCAAGGGCTGCTGCCTCTTCCGCGGCTGCTATCCGCGCCCCTTCTGACGCCCATGAAATCCCTTCTGACGCCCATGAAAACCCTTCTGACGCCCATGAAATCCCCTTTGCCGCCGCCCAAACTGCTTCTCCAGCCATCCGTTCAGCCCCCGACGCAGCCCACATTGCTACCCATGCCTCCTCCCTAGCCTTCCGCAGTTCCTCCGCACTGACTAGGCCGTTGGCGTAAGCCTCGGCCACGTCCAGGGCGTTGACCGATCTCTGGTCCTTGAGAAGGTGCTGGACCCGCCTTACGCATTTGATCGCGAAAAGACTCTTTTCGCGATCATATCCGTCGACAGCTCTTAAACACCAAACGGCGTCGTCAAGCCCATTGGACTTGAGAATGGTCTTGAGCGAAAGCGGCTTCTCGTCAGGTCTGGTTTTACCGAGAAACCGCAAAAGGGTTTCCCACCTTTCCACGCAAGGGTGATAAGCCCTGATTTCGATAAGCGTCGTGTACATCTTTTCTCCTTTCCTATTGAAGTTATCCAGCGCGATCTTTAGTCCTCGTCGATCTGGAACGTGTTGTCGAGAAACCCTTGACTATGAAGATCGGCTAGGACACAGACAACGTCCTTGGCTCTTTTCAGGCCCAGGTGAGGTGTCTGATAATTCATTTGGACATCCTTCTTGTTAAGGAAATCGTAAAATTCAGAGTTAACCGCTACATGAACACTGCTGTGCTCCAGGAACTCAAACGGGCGGCCGGGCCGCTTCGAGGAGGCGTGGCGCAGAGTTTGTATTGCACGCACTTTCTCCTCGCGCACTATCGAAGCAACGATTTCGTCATATACTCCATGTGAAATCGGCGTGCATCCGACGGACTCCAGATACATATTGACCAGGCCGAGCACGCTGGTGTATTTTACCACTGTTGTGTTTTTCATTTTCCTTTCCTTTGTAGAGGCGGGATTGCCCATATTGTTTCTATTTCAGAGTATAGAAAAAGACACCTTGCTGCTTCGCAGCTTCTATGTTCCTTTCTGATTCTGGATATTCGCATTCTTTAAAAAACCCATGCCAAGCATTTTCTTCTGAATGATGATACCCTTCATACAGTTTTGCATCATATTGATTGCAAAAAACGTAGTATTTTGTCATCTCGCTTTCCTTTATATAGGCAGGATTGCCTGCCAAGCCCACGTTTATGGGCTTGACGCGGTCCCTGACCCTAGACCAGCAGGAACATGTTGGCCTTGATGACCTTGATCACATGCACAGTGTCACGGAGGCCAAGCCCATCGAACTCAACTCCTTGGGTATTGCCGACAACACACCGATTGTTATCGACCAGCCAGCGAGCAAACTCGTTGCACTCGCTACCGTCAAATTCGAGGTTCAGGCTCTCGAATACCCGATAAGCTGTTGCACGGCGCAAAAACTGAGAGACGTTGCCGATATGACCGCCGCCGATCATTTCCGCGATGCGGGAAAGGTGCATGTCCGTGATCTCGCGCTTTCCGCGACTGCGGATAAAGCCGTTGATCGACTGCAAAAAATGCTGCCTCTGGTATTTTCTATCGTCCATTGCATGGCTCCTTGTCGTTTCAGATGGGCCTGTGTTGGCTCCACACGTCGCTGATCCCAGTAGGGATGGCGTCCCATTCTGGTCTGGAAGAAAGCGGCACAGGGGCGTACTTCAGCCTCCCCGTCCGCACGCTTTCAAAGCGGATAAACCACTCAACCAAAGTCGGCGGCCTACCAGTCGGACTCTCTGTTTTCAGGGCCAAGAACACTTGAAGCGCGAGTCTGGGTTCCGCATTTAGCGCTGCCCTTATTCCGGCCCTGGTTTCTGCTTTTACGTCTTCTTTTGACATGTTACACCCTTTCTTAAATAAAGTTCTTCAGGTTAAACCTGAAGAATACTTCCAACACAAGAGGGTCAATGCCTTCAACATTTTCCCCAGAGATGATGAATCGGTCATTGAGCATGACCGCCATCTGCAGCACTCGCTTCGCCAGTGGATGCTTCATGATGTGGCCTTGATCAAGGGCTTCTTGCTTAAGCGCCTCCATGATCTTTGTGCTGATTCCCGGCAAAACCATCACCTTGTCGGGGTCGGTGAAAACCGTTTCAAGAGGCAGGCCTGCCTCTTTGAGCGCGGCCTTGCCGCGTGTGAGGTTCGATGACATTTCACATTCCAATTAATTTAATGAGTTTGGAGTTGAGCATGTCGATGTCCTCGTCGTACAGCCTGTCATTGAGAGAAGACATCGTGTGCCACACCATCACGCCCGAGTCCCGGCCTTGGTTGTTTCCGGCAAAAGCCCAATTTACTAGGTAGTCTGTTATTGGGCCGGTTACGTCATCGCAACCGCGACCGTAACCGTGCTGCGCTTCATGCTGGCACACCTGTTTTTTTGCTTCAACGAACTCTTCTTCGCTGATTTCGCCTCTGCCGTAGGCTTCGACAACCGTAAGGAAGTCGGAATAAATGGGCGAACTAAAAAACTTCTCCTGTTTCCGGGCGCGTTCGGCCATGAACGCGCGCTTCTCGCGGTCATAGCCCGGCACCGCCCTCAAACACCAAACGGCGTCTTCGAGGCCGTTCGACTCGAGCACGGTCAAGAGAGAAAGCGGCTCGTCGTCGGGCCTCGTCTTGTCGAGAAATTCCAGCAAGGTGCCCCAGCCGTCCCGGCACGGGTGACAGTCCCTTATTTTGCTCAAAGTCGTGTACATTCAATCCTCACTTTCCGATGAACACATCTCGACAAACAGACCTTTCTGAAAAGTTTTCTCTTCTTGAAAGCGCGACTCCGAATCGAACCTGATCCAGTCACATGCCATGGTTGCTTCAAAGGGATAGTCCCACGTCGCCGCCCACGCTGCTGCCGCCGCCGCCCCTTCCTCGCTATTATTCAGCCAATTGCCGAACTCACGCGCACGTTGCCGCGCCGCGTCTCTTGCTTGTGCGAGTTCAACAGAACACGACTCGCCGTTTGCATAGGCCTCAGCCACGTTCAAAGCGTGGAGCGATCTCTGGTCCTTGAAAAGGTATTGAACCCTGCGAACACACTTGACCGCGAAAAGTCTCATTTCGCGGTCATACCCGTCAACCGCTCTCAGGCACCAAAGGGCGTCTGACAGGCCGTTGGACTGAAGAATGACGACGAGCGAAAGTGGTTCGTTGTCCGGGCTTTTTTTGCCCAAATGGGTCAAGAGTTTGCCCCAACCCCTCTGGCATGGGTTACATCTTCTGATCTTGTTCAACGTCGTGTACACTCATTTCTCCTTGTGCTGTTTCAGGCAAGCCCACGTTTATGGGCTTGACGCGGTCCTTGTCCTTGTCCTTGTCCTTGACGTGGTCCTTGTCGTGGTCCTTGTCCCTACCCGAACAGGTTCAGGTTGGTGCGCAGCCACTTGACCACGCTCACCGCCTCGGCCACAGACAAACAAGTGGTGCTTCTCTCGAATACCCCGGTCTTCGAGAATCCATTGGCTTCGACGAATTTTGCGAAGTCGTGCTTTCCGTCCGAGTATGGCCCGGGCTCGACATCGTTATTGAACACCACCTCCTTGCGACATGCCGTGTTCTCAATCAACCACTGCGTTGCCCGAACGAGTTGCCCATCGGCGAGCTTTAGTATTTCGACCATGTTGAGGATGCTCAGCCCTGTCAGCGGGGTCGCCTCTGGCCCGAGAATGCTGCGGACGTACTCATTGACCGCTTCAGCGGCCCTTTCCCGCAGTTCCTTGCGTTGTTCTGCCGAGACAGTCATTTCTTTCTTCCTTTCATTTCGTTGATGAGGTTTGGGTTTTGGTTTGGGCTCACGCAGGCCCTGCGTGCTGGCCCGCTACGGGCCGAAGGCTGAGGCCCGTAGGTTGCCCAGGCCGAGGGCGCAAAAACGCCCTGTGCGTGCAGGGCGTCGGTCTGGCGGGTGGTTTTGCTGGAGGCTTTGGGTTGCCGGCGAACTTTGGAGCGGGCCTACGCCAACTACAGTTCCAACCAAGGGGGCTCGTGCCTGAGCATGTCCGAATATTTCCCGTACTTATCGGACAACTGCTTTAAATCGGCTTTTGCCGACACAACGTCCCCGGCTTCTAGTGCTTTGGCAGCCCTGGACCATTGCTCCCACATGTGCAGGGCTGCTCCTGCATGCTGGACTGCTTCTGCTCTTGCTCTTTGCAGCAGCCCTTCTTTCAGCGACGCCTGCTCGAACGCTGACACGCTCGGGGCACCAAGTTGTTTCATTGCTTGTTGGGCCACCGCCTCGTTTCGGTCTGCGAGCGCCGCTTGGTGCTGCAAGCTCCTGTTCAAGGCCGTTATTTCGTCTAGAAGCTTGGGCGCGACCGCGTCCAGGACCGCATCGACGAATTCATAGAAAGCGTGGGCTTCATCAGTTCCTGAAAGCAACGTAATCTTTCTTGCTGCTTTAAGACTGAAATAAGTCAAAACAAGCGGCTTTCCGCCAGATTGGGCAAGCGTGCGCCTGTCCTCAACCGTACTGGGGTCGGCTTCTTCTTCCCAGAAGTCTTCCCCTTCGGTCAGGCGGCACTCTCGCTTGACTCTTTCAAGCCAAGGGTTGTGCTTATATGACTTTCCCACTTTCGCATGCAAGGCCCTTGACGTTACTACCGTCTGCTTATCCTTGCTGAACAGCCGTGTTATTAGCGGCACCATCTCGGCAGCACTCGCGTACTTATTGGATAGTGCCAGTTCAAATGTTTGACCGTGGGCCGCCACCGTTACGGTCAGCGGCGGGTTTCGCTGACTCTCACGATATGCGGCCAAGGCTGCTTCGTTGATCATTGTTTGTGGCTCCGGCCTGCTAAAACGTCATTCTAGCAGGCTGGGGTCGCTGCTCGTTGAGTTCGCGGGTTGCTCGTTGAGCGCTGCTCACCGGTAGGCCGCTCATGGGTGCCTGCTCAGGCACTCATGACGAAGTTGGCTTCGTCAGGGCTCCCATAGGCCCCGAGCGTGAAGACCCCGTGCTGGACATCGACGACCAGATTACGGGCCTTCAGGCTGCTGATGAAGGCTTGCTGGTCGAAGCAGCCTGTGAAGCCTTGAACGTCGTCTCCCCGCTGCTCGGAGTTGGCTTCGAGCCACTGCTCGAGTTCGCCCATGGGTGAAAAGGCGGCAATGGCGACGACAAGGCCGTTGAAGGCCTTGTCGTAGCCAATGTACTCGGCCAGGACGATCAGGGTGCCGGGGATGACGTTCGGTGCATCCATCGGGATGTCCCGAATGTCTGAAACGGTCGGGGGCTGGTCCTGGTCCGGCTTGCGCAGGCCGTGGGCCTCGTAGGCCCAATCGCGGCCCTCTATTTGGGCCACCAGAGTGGCGTACAGGGCGATGACGCCCTCCTCGTCGGAGGCGCAGACGCTGTTCACGCTGTGCACCCCGTCAGGGTGCAGCCACACGACCTCGCCGTCGACCTCGATTACGCCCCTGCCCCTTTCGATTGCCAGCTTGACGCTTTCGATTGCGGCCTGTTTGCTGCTGTAGTCCATGGTTCTTTTCCTTTCGACTATGACGAGTGAGTATTTGGCGATTTTTTGGAAAATGACCCTGTCGCCGACGTGGCCTTTTAGTCCTTTTGGATGGGGAAATTTCCTCCTCAGAAAGGGAAAAAACTTTCCCTGAAGGCTCGATTTTCAGATATTTTTTGCCCTGTCCATCAGATTTTTCTTTCAAAACGATCCCATGAAGGCTTCATGGGGAAATTCCTTGGCCTATCTGAGGGTGAAATTTCCCCATTTTTTCCACCGACCCGCCTACTTTCCAGGCAAACGGGCGTTTGAATGACCTTTTTCGGGCTAAACCAAACACATAAGTGGGCTGCTGTCAAGCGGAAACTCACTTATGTCCTTGGTCTATTTTGAGGCAAAAAGGTTAGTGTTTTTTGCCTTTTTTCCCTTTGAAATCAGCAGGTTGCTTTCCGTGCATATGCAACTTTTTTTCAAGCTCACCTGCCAAAAAAATTCATCGTTTTTTCTATAACCGACTTAGCCTTATATAAGCAAAAAAAAGTTTTAAACTCTTATATAAGACTGAAAAATCGGAGGTTGATGGAAGAAATGCCTGCAAAATCAATGGGTTATGGGTGCTTTTGGTGGTATAAAAAATACAAGATTTTTCGATTTTTGCACCATTTTGGTGCATTTTTCCTCTTGATTCCCCGACCAAAGTGTGTTAGGAAAGCTTTGCTGATGACAAGTGAGTAAATGCAATTGTCATCAGCAAAGCAGGCCTGAAGGTGGTGTTTTAGGTGGTGTTTTAGGTCGTTTTCGGGCTGCTGGTGGGAAAACAGGCGCGAAAACTGGGCTTTTCGCGCCTGCTGGTGGGGGTCAGCTGATGTGACCCCTTGCCCTGTCGACTGACAGGCAGTCTGCGAACTCAACTGCCTCTTCTGCAGTCCAGATCGCGTAGGTTTGCACCCAGACGCCTTTGGTGTGGACCTCGATTGCTGCCAGCCCAGCTACAGGCCGGCAGCGCCATTGCTCCCTGTCGAACGTCCAGAGCAGGTTTCCCTGCTCGTCGCGAGATGGGCGCTCGCCAAGCTCTGCAAGCCTAGCGTTGACGATATCGAACATCAGATCACCTCCACTAGCAGCCACTTGATGCTTGCGCCTTTCGGCAGCCGAGTCGAGCCCTCGGGCAGTCTGGACCCTATGTACTGGCCCAGCAGAGCGCGCTCGCCGCTCCGCAGGGTAATGTTCGCTCTGTTGCAGGGAACGTGCCGCTGCAACTCGTAGCTGAAAACTGCTGCCGTGTCTGCGTGACCAACAGCTGAGGTTACGTTGGCGGCCATCGAGCATGCCTGCTCGAGGCTGATCTCCTCGAAGGAGACGTTAGCCGGAAACTTATCGACCATGTTGGCCGAGAAAGCATTGATGATGTACATGATTTCTCCAAAAACAAAAAGCCCCTTTCGGGGCTTGTTTAGGCCGCTGAATTGGCCGGGGCTTTACGTTAAATCCAACGCATCATCAAAAGCTCTTGCTGGAAAGCTTTTGATGATGCGCCCGGCTTGGGTGCCGGGCGGGCACCGTTACAGAACCCACACTGTTTTGTGGGATTTGAGGGCGTACCACAAGGCACGCAATGTTATTGTGCTGACTTGCATTGTTGTGCTCCTAAAAACGGCCCGAAACGGCCTTGCCTATGAATCAAATCATAGGCAAGGCTGCGCCTTGCCTGAAACACGAAAACCGCAGAATGCGCCCGGTCAGGGTTCCAGGGCAGCACGAAGTCGTGCTGCTGGATTGCGCATTCTTAAAAACGATTTCGACAGCTTTAACGTCCTGCTGACGGTCTGCCCCTATCACATTTTAATCGATCAGGATTATTGACCATAAGTCAGATATACAGTACGAGTTTTGCTGTACTCGTGCGATTTTCGACCTTTTAACTCCGATCTGTTTTCGCCGCATTGCCATGCGAGACATCATCACGCACAACACGCCGCTGTATAAAGATAAGGTTTTCACCAAATCATGCAATAGTGCTTCGCAGCTTCAATTTAACTTTTTGCTAGGCAATACTCTGCCCTGCCTGAAAAATGGCACATTTGAAAAATTGAAGCTTGGTAACAGCATGCCTTGGTGGCTTCCTTGGCGAGGCCTTGGTGGCTTCCTTGGCGTCACCTTGGCAGCTTCCTTGGCGAGGCCTTGGTGGCTTCCTTGGCGAGGCCTTGGTGGCTTCCTTGGCGATGCCTTGGTGGCTTCCTTGGCGATGCCTTGGTGGCTTCCTTGGCGATGCCTTGGTGGCTTCCTTGGTGGCTTCCTTGGCGTTGCCTTGGTGGCTTCCTTGGCGATGCCTTGGTGGCTTCCTTGGCGTTAGCTGTTACCGGTCCATGCTCAAATCAGCAGATTACCTTTGTGCGATTCGCCAGACTAACTAACCCGCAGTCACCCATGCATAATGCAAGAATGAGATTGTTTAACCTCACGTGGATTTAACCCACGCGCGGAATGGTTAGTTTATCTACCGAATCGACAAATAGACTCTTGTCGCCATGCGGACGACTCACGCATGGCTAGCTGATCTGATTTTTAAAGAGCATGCCGCACAATGTACGGCAAGGGCTTTTGCCTTTCCAATGGCAGACTAGTCTGCCATTGGAAAGGCGGGTAGTCGCGCGACTACCCGCCCTATGCGTTACGCGGCTTTGGCCAGATTAAGGGCCTTTAATTGGCTGGCGGTAAGCTTGACGCCAAGATCAACGGCAAGCTGCTGAAACAACGCTACCTTGCCCGCAACAGTCGCCATCTTGTCTGCTTCTTTCTCCGCCAATTTTTCGGCGCGCCACTTCGCCTTTGCGTACTGTTCTTGTTCTGTCGCTAGCGCGGCAGCGTATGCACGATCTGCGGCATGATTGTCCATGTTTGAATACAGCATGCCGACGCCAGCGGCGATTTCGCTGTCACTCAACACCTTGCTGTTGGCGGCGGTCGTCTCGGCGGCGGTCTTCTCGGCGGCGGTCTTCTCGGCGGCGGTCTTCGCAATGGCCACGCGCTTTGTAGTGGGCACAAGCATGCCGTATAGCACGGCACTCCCAGTAATGATTTCGTAAAGTGGGAACTCTTGCATCCGTTCAACATTAGGCAGAGTGTCGCGAAGCGATGCGCCGATGCTCACGGCCTCGCCGAGAAGTTGAAGACGTTTGCCAATAGCGCCGACGATCAAGCCTGCTTTGGTTTTGCGATAGGAAGGCAAAGTCATCGCATACTTCTCTGCCCTTTCCAGTCTGGAACTATCGCCGAAGACCAGCTTGGACAGCGCCAAGCTTACGACTTTGGTGGCAACAGTGTCACTCGCTGCTACCTTGTCGATGTCTGCGAAAGCGCCAGAATCGGCGCCCCAGAGTGAAGCGCAAAGCTTTTTGCACTCTTCCCGAGTAGCGTTGATCGGCAGAATGATGCGCTCGCCGATCTTGAACTGGTTAGTGTTGGCGGACGTGGCGGACGTGGCGGACGTGGCGGACGTGGCGGACGTGGCGGACGTGGCGGTATTTGACATTTCTAAACCTCTTGAAGTAATTGATGGGAATTGCATCTCGCACTATACACTTGTCAATCATGTACATAATGGATTGTGTTTATATGGGGTATCAGCGCCGTTAATCGTACGCCGCATTGTATATGCAAAGCCCTAGAGCTGGAATGATAATCATTCTCATTATCATCGCAATATGCCGACGGTATCCTGTACTGATAATCATTATCATTCCACTAGTAATGATAACCATTCTCATTCAAATAATCCCGTTGGCATGGCAAAAAGCAAGCTTTGCGGATCGATGCAAAAACGGTCGTTTTTTATGCCATTGTCACGTTCCAAGTCATTGATTATAAAGGCGTTTTCACTCTCAGCCTGTTATGACAACAAGGCAAGGGTAGGGTATAGGCAAAAGGCAAAAACGTCGCCAGCGTCGATTCTGCAGGTTCTAGCGGTATTCCCATTTGGCATAGGAAGCTGATTTTGTGCCGCAAGCATGGGCCATGGGCCAGCCCTCGAGCATGGGCCAGCCCTCGAGCATGGGCCAGCCCTCGAGCATGGGCCAGCCCTCGAGCATGGGCCAGCCCTCGAGCATGGGCCAGCCCTCGAGCATGGGCCAGCACCTGGATACTGTATAGATTTACAGTGTCGAGACGGCGTAGGTTTTTGCGCGCGCGTGGGTCTGGAGCAGTATCCAACACCCTCCCAAAAATTTTTCACATTTTCAAACTTTTCTATGCCCATACAACGTACCGCCACCCCTCTATGACCATACAACGTATCGCCACTCCTCTATGACCATACAACGTACCGCCACTCGCCCATACAACATATTGCAATCCTCCAGCCTTTACACTATAATGACATACCGCAACACAACCTAACAGGAGCGAAAAGTGAAAACAGCACTGACAATAGTAATGCCCAAGGCCTCAAAAGAACTAGGACCTAACGTATCAAAAATGTTGACCAGGTTGATCCTAGAAGCAGACGAAGAAACACTGAAAAGACACATGGAAGGAAAAAGGACAAGCTGCACGATAGATCAAAAAGCAGCCGAGAAACTAGCAAATCTGAGCAGCACCCTGAACCAACCAGCGCCAACAATCGCAAGGGCTCTGATAGAATTGGAATTGTCCAGGACATCGAGAGAGTCAAAGCTATGAGCCAGCCAAATACAGTCAGTGAGTTGGTAAAATCAGCGGGAGACGCAGCAAGACGCCTGAAAGTCTCTAAATCGGCCGTGTACAGGTGGATAAGGGTGAACAGAATTCCAGGCGTGCACCTTATAAAACTCTCGACCTACTACGGCTACGACCCAAAAACTCTAATACACCTAACAGGGTCAGAAAAAACAAACGAAACCAAAGTAGTAATCAAACCAAGAACAGTCCTAGCAGCAATGATGTCGGTGTTCAGAGAAGAAACGACACTTGAAGAAGCGGCAAAAGCAACAGGGCAGACCAAAATCTCTCTTTGTTTGATACAAAGACGCTGGGGTGACAGGCTACCGACCCTGTACACAACCCTAGAACAACTGGATCAAGGGCGAATCACATCCAGAGAGGCGGCGGAGCGCTTAAAAGTATCCAATTCCACAATGTATGGCATCCGAAGGAAATACGGTTATTCTCCGGGGCCTCTGCCTGCAAAGAAGCAGAAAGAACCGAAACCCGACACATCCGAAATCAGGAAAAAAGCCGTAATCGGTTGCATTTCAGGAGAAATAAAGATAAAACAAGCCGCAAAAGATGCGGGAGTGTGCGAAAGAACCATACTTAGGGAAATAGACAAACTGTGCCCTGTAAAAATCAGGCAACTGAACAGGATGTCGAAAGAAGAAAGGGCAGTTTTTGTGGAGAAAATCAAATGAAAACGTTCATTTTCGCAAAAAACCAAAAGGCAGGGGAGCAATTCAAGGCTAGAAACTTCCTAGATTCGGCAATAGTAATAAGGAGCATGTGGCCCCTCATAGATCAAAAAAGCTGTGAACTGTACCTTGTTGGCCCATACTACCTGTCAAACGACTGGCCTGAACTGATGAGGTTCTTAGAAACAAGAAAAATAGTTCCAGAATCGAGCTTTGGGCCTGGAATTCGGGTGATCAACAAGGAGTGGGAAAATGATTGATGAATCGAAATTGGAAGCACTGAAACAAAAGCAGAACCCACACCTGCGAGGCGATCAAAGCAAGGCAAGGCCTGAACAACCGAACCGTCAATCTGTAAGAAACCAGATGTCGTCAATGTCTGAGGAGCAGATACGGTCGCAACTCAGCGCCTTGTCAGAAAAAGAGCTGAGAAAAATACAGGCCGTGCTAGAAGAGATGCTACCTGAGCAATATGTGAAAGAACTCAACCTAGAAGACGAGTTGCTTCAGCAATATAGAAAGACAAAGAGACTTATGGACGACGCCTTAGACGACGATGATGTGCCGTCGAACCAAAAAGCGCAAGTGGCAAACTCAGTGGTCAGTACACTAGCCCAACTTGTAAAGCTACAAGAAGACCTGAAACTACAAGAAGCCCTGAAGCTGATGGAGAACACGCTAATTGAGGTAATCAAGACGCTTCCGCAGGCAACAAAAGACGAGTTCTTTGAAGAGTACGAAATGCAAGCGAAAAAGGTTGGGCTTGCTTAAGCAAGCCCGAGCTAGCGTAATCGACACGAACCAAAATTAAAGGTAAATCATGAGCGTACAAAAAACAGCATTCAGGAACCACCTGCAAAGACTTAAGGCTGGCGCGTCTCAAGCAACGGCCCTGAGCGAAACATCAAGGTGGATTTCTGAGAATACGCTGTCCGGGGGCAGGCCTTATAGCTACAAAGGGCGCGAATTTCAAAAGAAGATTCTTGACAGCTCCGCAAGGGAAGTAGTTACGCGAAAGTGCAGCCAAATCGGCTTGACCGAAATGACGGTCAGAAAAGCATTGGCCCTGTGCGGGATGCTTAAAGACTTCACTACCATTTACACGCTTCCGACCGCGACATTGGCAGTGATTATTGCAAAAACAAGGGTGAATCCTGTCATTAAAGACTCACCTTTCTTAAACTCGACCATTGGCGGTTCAGATAACGTGGAGGTGAAAGAGTTCACCAACGGGTCTTTTCTCTACTTAAGAGGGGCGGCTTCGAGCAACGCGCCAATTAGTATCCCTGCAGACTTCTTGGTGCATGATGAACTGGACTTTAGCGACGGCCTGGTTATTAGCCAGTACCACTCCAGACTTACGGCTTCTGAGCATAAAATGAAAATGAAGCTGTCAACCCCAACCCTGCCAGGTAAAGGCATTGATTACGAATTTATCCGCTCAAGAAGGCATTTCAATTTCGTAAAGTGCGACCATTGCGGGCACAGCTTTATACCAAGCTATTACGATCACGTGAAAATCCCCGGCTATACCGGCGACCTGATGGAGATCACAAAGAAGAACATCCACAAAATAGATTATCAGCACGCCTATGTTGAATGCCCGAAGTGCGGCAAAGCACCTGACATGGGAGTGGACCATAGAGAGTGGGTGATTGAAAACCAGGACGAGAACCATGTTGCGGAAGGGTTTCAAGTAAGTCCGTTTGATGCCCCTACAATCATCACGCCTGGCTATCTGGTGCAGTCATCAACCGTATACACAAACATCGCAGAATTCGTGAACTTCAACTTAGGCCTGCCGTTCTTCTCAAAAGAAAGCGTATTGGCACCAGATGAAGTCAGAGGGACTATCATCCAAAACAAGCTTGAAGGTTCGAGATTCTGTGTTATGGGAGTGGACCTGGGCAAGACATGCCACATTGTGATTGCAAACTGCTCTTACGACGGCTCAATGCAGGTTGTCCATAGAGAAGCAGTGCTTCTTGGCAATTTGAAAGAAAGATACAAAGCGCTGAGGATAATCTTTAGGGTGAGGACGGCTGTGATAGATTCGTTGCCGTATACGGATATGGTGATGGCGCTCCAATCTCTCGATAGAAACCTATGGGCCTGCGTGTATACACAGTCAAAAGGCACGGCGTTATATACAATTCACAAGAAGGAAGACGAGGATAACGTCGGGGAACAGGTCCAGAGACAGTTAAATGTCGCGAGAGACAGAACGTTTGATGCATTGATGTCTTATATTCGCTCTGGAGATATGTCCGTATTGACTCAAGGTGAAGAACTCGACGAAGAGTTCGTGTCGCATTGCACAGACATGAGGAGAGTCAAGGACTGGAACATGAAAACGCAAACGATCGAATTTAGGTGGCTTAAATCCGAAGATGGAAATGACCACTTCTGGTTCGCACTTAGTTTCGCTTACCTGGCTAAGTTCATTATCGGTCAAACAACCGGGGATGGCGGGGGTACACTCCAAATGTTAAGTACATTTAAGTTGACAAAAGACGAGCCTGTGATCAATGTTATGCGGCGTGCCTAGAAAATGACCGTGACAAAACAAATCCGTACTCAATGTCCATTTTAATAGGCTAGAACTATTGTTCCCAGCGTGCTCCATAGCGTACAATCGTGAAAAATGCTATTGGGCAGGGTCGGCAAATGTTTGATGATATCGATGGGGTGTTGGAGTTCTTTGGAGCGACCCAGCTTCCGGCCGTAGCTCCGCCGCGAGTTAAGCCAGGGTCGCTGACCTATCCAAGCTATCTGCGAACGACTACGCCATCGAAATCTGTTTTGCAACAGACAGATCGAAGGCTGGCCAGTACAGACACCACAACCCTACGCTACGGCGCGAACACAAACGAAATCATTCGCAACTTTGTAGCAGCTTCGCCTGACTTGTCCGCAGCAGTATGGGCTTATGTCAGGCTCGGCATCCCGCAAAAGTTCGTAGCTGTAGCAAAAAACCCGGACAACACATTTAACAGGGATGCCACCCTGCTTGTGCAGCAACTGATTGCCAGGTTCGACCTGCTTCCAGACTACGCCACTGACGGATTTACTGGACCGCAATCAATCAGAGCAACCTCAGAGTCGTTGGCTCGTGAAATCATGCAGTACGGGAGCTGTGCCGGAGAAGTGGTATTAGGCAAGGAGCGGCTCCCAAAACGCATTCAGCCAATCAGCACGACCCAGATCAAGTTTGTGGCTGACCCAGACAAAACCATCGTCCCTTGGCAATATATTGGAAGCGAGAAAATTAATCTGGACTACCCGACATTCATTTATGTGTCGCTAGACCAAGACCTGCTTGAGCCCTATTCATCGAGCCCGATCGAAAGCGCAATCAAGCCCGTTGTCTATTCTGAGCAGTTCTCAAATGACATCACCAGAATCGTGGGCAAAGTCATTCACCCGCGCCAAAAGGTAAAAATCAACGAAGAAAGGGTTAGAAAGTTCCTTAGCCCGGAAGCACAGATTGACAACGACAAAGCAAACGCAGAACTGAACGCAATTACATCGGCTATCGAGCAAAAAATCAATTCGTTGACTCCTCAAGACGCTTTGGTTTATCTGGACTCGCTGGAATTTGAAGTCGAAAACGCGAGTAATGCCGGGCTTTCTGCTGAGTACGAAGTGCTCCAGGACATGGCCAATGCTAGGCTTAGTACCGGCAGCAAGACTAATGGCACTGTCCTGGGTTTTGCCAGCGGAAGCAGCAACATTGCTTCTAGCGAAATCATGTTGTTTATGAAGTCTTGTGCTGGTGCAGTCAAGGCTCCTGTTGAAGAATTCTGGAGCCGCGCGTTTACTTTGTCCGCTAGGCTGTTCGGCTTCGATGTGGTTGTTGATTTCCAATTCGATCCGATTGATCTGAGGCCTGACAACGAACTGTTGGCGTTCAAGCAGACAAAGCAAATGATTGTGCTTGAACAACTCAGTCTCGGAATGATTTCTGATGACGAAGCGTGTTTGCAACTTACGGGCAAGCTGGCACCTGTGGGAATGAAGCCGCTGTCAGGGACAATGTTCAAAAGCGCACATGCGGAAGCCGCCGGACCATCGCAGCCAAGCAATAGCGGCTCAACGCTCAATCAGAAACTTAAACCAACAACCCCGTCTACTGGTCGAGGTCAGAACAAAAGGTAAACGCCATGGAACAAGCTGAAGAACAAAAACGGTACTTAGTTCCATTTCAACGTACTCCAGCCTGTGGGGAGGCCAATAGCACAACCAATCTTTTTCCAAGCCCATCAATAGTTTCGCGCTATAATGAGAAGTGTGAAACACTCTCCATGGACGAAGCAGTAGCGCTGATTGGACTGGCCGCATGAGGAACGGAATGACTCAATCAACTCATCAGGATCGTAGGCAAGGGGACCAGCACCTGGCAGTGCTGAACACCATTATCCAGCAACTGGCCGATGTTCATGACAAGCTTGAGAGGCTTTCGTCGTTGGAGCCAAATTTAAATAGGCACATCGCCGAAGAAGAAGTTTTTCAGAACGAGTTGAGAGCAATGGCCACTGAAGCTTTCCCGAACGGCGATTTGGTTTTACACAGAATGGAGCATGAGGCTGCTCGCGAGCGCGCAAAGCTGTGTAAAGAGTTCTGGCAGAGTTTACTGGCCAAGCTGGGTGAAAAGTCGGTGTTCGCAATATTGGCCGTGGCAGGGGCCATTATTTGGTATTGGTTGAATGGGCACATGCACGTGCCGGGTGTGAAGTAGAAATGGACACCAAGCCTTCTATGTTTGATGAAGAAGCATACAAGAAGGGCTTGCTTGGTCCGGTTATAAGATTTGGTAAAACAGTCAGCGAGCATTACAGAGGCTGGTCACAAAAGCAGTATCGGGATTTAGGAGATTCGCATGGCACTTGTAAGAGCAACACCTCAGTTTCTGGTTGGCACGGCAGGAGCACCTGAACTCGGTATCGAGTTCAATGGTGTAAAAGCTTCGGTGGTTACTTCTCAACCAGGTACTCCCGGACTAATGGTAAAGCTGACCCAGGCGCAGTACAACGCCATTACTCCAGATAGCAACACCATCTACCTTATAGTGGGTTAACTGCTATGCCTATTTTTGTTGGCCCTGCTCAGGTACAGAAGATGTACATTGGGTCTGCCGAGGTCACTTCCGTGGTGAATTCTGGAACTAACGTGCTAGGGGTTCCAGGCTCTTTTCCGGGAGTTGCGGATTCCAGTTTATATATTCCACTCTTAAATACTCTTGTTCCTTCGAGAGGAACCAGCGCGCCGACCTTCACTAGAGCCACCTCGGCTTGGGTGTTTGACAATGAAGGAAAATTGAATCTCAATGTTCCTAGTGGATGTGCGAGATTCACT